GAACTAAGGATATGATTATGACTGAAGAAACCAAGTATAAATTAGAAAAGACACCTGCCCGTCCGGCTGTCCGTGACGCAATCCGTGACGAAGACCCCCGCGAACGTGCGGCTCGTCGTGCTGAACAGATTAGAAACCAGCGTGGCGGACTTGATAGTGATGGCATTGATGAGTTCTTTGTCGATCCCGCCATTGTTCCTGATGGTTGGTCGTATGAGTGGAAACGCCATACGTTCCTTGGCAAAGAAGACCCATCTTATGCGGTTCAGGTTGCTCGTGGTGGTTGGGAGCCGGTTCCAGCAAGCCGCCACCCTGAGATGATGCCATCGGGTAATTACACTATTATTGAGCGTAAAGGCCAAATTTTGATGGAGCGTCCTTTGACGTTGACAAATGAAGCGCGTGATATAGAATTGCGTCGTGCTAGAAACCAAGTTCGTGCTAAAGAAGCACAACTTAGTACCGCGCCGGATGGTACAATGACCCGCGAACATGAGCGAGTCCGCCCTTCGGTCAAAAAGTCGTTTACTCCTATGGAAATTCCAGAGGATCGGTAACGACTTCAAACTTGCCCTAGGGGAGGCAGGTTAAAATTGTTTTCTAGGTTGGCAGTGCTAGGCGCATAGCAACCTTCATCATTCAGGATTATCTGCTATGGCGAATACGCAAGCGTATTTTGGCTTCTTGCAGTTTCAGGGTGGTGCTGGCGGCGCTCCTACGTTCGCTCAGTCCACTCGTCGTATTGCAAGCACCAACACCACGGCCATCTACACTGGCGACCCGGTAATGCCGGTCGTTAGCACGGCCAATGGTTATATTACTCAGGCTGCTCCCGGCACGACTGCCCTCGCTGGCATTTTTGTTGGTTGCAAATATCTTTCAACTTCTCAGAAGCGCACGGTTTGGTCTTCTTATTGGCCGGGTTCGGATGCAACGGGCGACGTCGAGGCTTATGTTATCGATGATCCAAACGCACGTTTCGTTGTTCAGACCAGCACGTCCTCGTTCCCAATGACGGGTACTGCAACCAACATGACTTCTGGTGTTATTGGTCAGAATGCTCAGTTCTCGATTGGTACAGGTTCAACGGCCACTGGTCGTTCGGGCGCTTATCTCTCGTCGCTCGGTACGACGGCTACATTCCCATTCACTATCGTCGATTACGCAATTGGCTTCGGTAACGGTGGCGATCCTACAACGCAGTATTGCAATGTGATCGTTCAGTTCAATAACGAAGTATGGCGTTCTAACGGCGCAGTGACCGGCATCTCGTAAGGAGTAAATAATCATGGCTGTTAATCTTTCACAGATTAAAGACCTTTTGCTCCCCGGTCTCCGTGGCGTTGAAGGCAAGTATGAGATGATCCCATCTCAGTACGATAAAATTTTCACGAAGCATGAGTCAAAGATGGCTCTCGAACGTACCGCTGAAATGCGTTACCTCGGATTAGCACAACTGAAGACCGAAGGTGGTCAGACGTCGTTTGATTCGGGCGCTGGTGAACGCTTTATCTACAACCAAGAGCATACGGAAATTGCACTCGGCTACGCAATTACCCGCAAGGCTATTGACGATAACCTCTACAAGACCCAGTTTATGCCTTCGAACCTCGGCCTGATTGAATCGTTTCAGCAGACCAAGGAAATCTACGGCGCGAACGTCCTTAACACGGCACAGACGTACAACTCCTATGTTGGCGGCGACGGCGTAGCACTTTGCTCGACTTTGCATCCAATTGATGGTGGCACGGTTGCTAACACCTTCTCAGTACAGCAGGATTTGAACGAATCTTCGCTTCTGAACGGTATGATCAACATTCGTACTAACTTCCGTGATCAGGCTGGCCTTAAGGTCTTTGCTCGTGGCCGCAAGTTGATTGTTCCGCCTCAGTTGGAACCAGTTGCAATCCGTCTTACGAAGACTGAATTGCGTCCGGGTTCAGCAGATAACGACGTTAACTCGATTCTTAGCACGGCTGGTGGCTTGCCAGAAGGTTACATCGTCAACGACTTCTTGACCTCCGCTTACTCATGGTTCCTTTTGACCAACATTGATGGTCTTGCATACATGGAACGCATTAAGTTCGAATCGGATATGCAAGTCGACTTCGTGACCGATAACCTTCTTGTTAAGGGTTACGAGCGTTATTCGTTTGGATACTACAACTGGCGTTCGATCTTCGGCTCGTTCCCAACCTCGTAAGGAGAAGGCGCTATGTCAATTACTGCATTCTCCGGTCCCGTAATCTCATATGGCCAAGCGCCATTTGCTGATTACAATTCAGAAATTGCTCCGTCCCTTTTTTGGGGCGGAGTTGCTCGGCTCGACCCACGCTCTAACTTCATTTACGTTCCCGGCCAGACTGCGGGTGCTTTTACCGCAGGTTTTGGTATGTCGGACTGCATGACGTTAAACTACGCTCCATATGCACTTAGCACTTCCGCAATTGCGGCGGCTGCTAACGTGACATCTGGCACGGCGATGACACTCGTTTCGACAAACTCCACCAGCACTGGTGTTTCAGTTGGCAATACTTGCACCAACTTCAACACGGGCGCAGCGGTTACGGGTTTGTTGATGGTTGATGGCTTTGCATCCTTCACGGGTGTTATTGCTAACAACATTTTAACGGTTTCGGCACTTACGGGTGCATTGACTGTTGGAATGACCATCTCTGGAACGGGCGTTAACACTGGTACGACCATTGTAAACCAGCTTACTGGCCCTGCCGGTGGCGCTGGAACTTACACGGTTCAGGGTGACGATACTGCGTCTTCCACGACGATTACTGCACAGGCAACTGGAACATCTGCATTAGCGCAGCCTTTCGGCTTACTTGGTCAGCCTTCATCGGTTTACTTGTGGAACCCACAGGCGCTTATTGCCCGTGCGGTTAGCGTTACGGGTTCTTCATCTTCAACGGGTGGCAATATCACAATCAGTGGCTACGACATTTATGGCGTACCAATGAGCGAAGTTATTGCGGCTCCTGCGGGTGCAACAACTGTCAACGGTAAAAAAGCGTTTAAGTATATCTCGTCGGTAGTACCGGCATTTACTGACGCGCATAATTATTCTGTTGGCACGACCGACATCTATGGCTTCCCAATGCGTTCTGATTACTTTGGCGACGTAGCTATTAACTACGCTTCCGCAGCAATCACTGCGAATACGGGATATGTTGCCGCTGTGACCACAAGTCCTGCGACAACGACCACGGGTGACGTTCGCGGAACGTATGCTCTACAGACGGCAGCAAACGCATCAAACCGTTTGATTGTCCGTCAATTCGTCATCCCAGCAAACATGGGTTCCATTTCGGGCCTATTTGGCGTCACACAAGCGTAAGGAGTAGGCCATGAAGGGTCACAAAGCGCATCACGAACACAAGGGCGTTCACGTCCATGGCGTTCACCACAAGCACCCACGTGCTGAACACAAGAAGGGTGGCATGGTTCATTCTTCTGAACACCCAATGGAAGGCGATTGGGCACACGACGAAGCACCTTCTGACGTTTATGAAGGCGCTGCTTCTCCTACGGCTAAGGAAGCCAAGGAAAAGAAGCATGGCGGTCGCACCAAGCGCAAGCATGGTGGTCACGTTCATCACATGGGCAAGGTCCATGGTGAACACGCCAAGCATCGCGCAGATCGTCCAAAGCGCAAAGCAGGTGGCAAGGTTGGTTCGAACATGAACCCACTTTCCACGGCACATGCTGGTAAAGAACCTTCGGCTCATCACTCGTATGAGCCAGAGCGCGACTAAGTAAAACGGCGGGGGTGTAACAGCCCCCGTCCTTTCTTGGAGTTCATTATGACTGCTGCATGGACACGTTCTGAAGGTAAATCCCCGTCTGGTGGATTAAATGCCAAAGGTCGTTCTTCTGCTCGTGCTGAGGGGCATAATCTTAAGGCTCCCACTAAAGATTCAAGTAATCCTCGTCATAAATCATTTTGTGAGCGAATGACGGGTATGAAGCGCAAAATGACTGGCTCGGCTAAAGCCGCTGATCCAGATAGTCGCATTAATAAATCACTTCGTAAGTGGGGTTGCTAATGTCTGACAAGCCATTTTGGGAAACCAAGTTGCCCAAGGACCACCACACAAAACACTTGTCGCATAAAAAGTTACAAAGTGCTAAGGCTAGTGCAAGGGCCGCGGGTCGACCTTGGCCAAATTTAGTTGATAACGCCGCTGCGGCACGTAAGAAGGGTAAGTAATCATGGCTACAATTTATCAAAGCGGCGTTGTTTGGGATTCCATCACAAAAAACGGCAAATATGAGCCATTTGAACTTCAAGTTTCGCGTGGTTACATTACCAATCACGCCCCGCAAAACATTTTTGGTTATGGAACAACGCCAGCAAGTGCGGGAATTTTTCGCACCGTTTGGGAAAATATGGGAACAACGGAATATGTGTTTCCGAGTTCTGCCTTAACCATGCAACTTGTCAGCACTGCTGCGGGTGATACTGCTTCGATTACTATTGTTGGCCTTGATGCCAATTATGCTGTAATTTCTGAAGTCTTGGTTCTCAATGGTACGACCAACGTGCCAACGGTAAACCAGTATTTCCGTATCAACTCCATTTTTGTTTCTGTTGGTAGCTCAACCAACCCTACTGGTGTTGTTTCGCTTTCGAATGGTGGCGTTGTTTATGCTCAGATTAACACTGGCGTTTTCAATGGTACTACGTCTAGCCTTGGTCGTTCGCAGATGGCTGTTTACACGGTTCCGGCTGGCTATACGTTTTATGGCTACCGCTATGGTGCTTACTCATCGTTTAACGGTAACAGCGCCAACTATACGACTTATCGTGCAATTACGAATTTGTCTTCTGGCGTTCAGCAATTAGTTGTTCAAACGCCGTTTAACACAAACTATGAAGTGCAGAGGCATTATCCGTTTTCATATTATGAAAAGACTGATTTGCGGTTTCAAATTGCACCAAGTGCGGGAACGGCGGCTGTTGTTAGCATCAATATTGGTGGCGTATTAATCGCTAATCCTACTTCCACGCTTTAATAGGGGTCTTTTATGACCACCTCTGGAACATATTCATACAATCCGTCGCTTGGTGAACTTACTCTCCAAGCGTTTAGTTTGTGTGGAATTAGACCAACAGCATTAACTCAGGAGCATATGTCGTCGGCTCATACTGCCGCGAACCTTATGCTTGCCAATTGGTCTAACCGAGGCGTTAATCTTTGGGAAGTTGAACTTGTAACGCTTAATTTAGTAACTGGAACGTCAACTTATAGCGTTGACCCCAAAGTTATTATGATTCTTGATACATACGTGACAACCACCAATAGTGGCCAGAATGTAGACCGAATCATTTTGCCAATTAGCCGCACAGAATATGCGTCTTACCCTAATAAAACACAGCAGGGATTCCCCACAACGTATTGGTTTGATCGGCTGATTAGCCCAACAATTACTATTTGGCCTGTTCCAAATACATCAACTGGTCCATCCACCATGTCTTATTATGCTGTTACGCAGATACAAGACAGCAATTACACCGGTGGCCAGACAATCGACATTCCGTATCGTTGGCTTGAGGCGTTTACTACGGGCTTGGCTGCTCGTTTGGCCATGATTTGGGCGCCAGCATTGGTTCAAATGTTAAAACCTGCGGCTGATGAAGCATATTCTATTGCGGCGCAACAAGACACGGAATACGTTTCCATGTATATTAGCCCTCAATTATCGGGTTATTATCGTTAAAATTGAGAGGAGGGCCGAATAATGGGATATGCGTCATTATCCGGTCGCGCCCGTACAAGTAGTCGCAACCCACAAGCCTTTGGTGTCTGTGATCGGTGCGGTATTTGGTACAATCATTATCAATTAAAATGGCAAATGGATTGGGCTGGAGCAAGCCTGATCAATAAACGCATACTTGTGTGTAATCCTTGTTATGACACGCCACAAAATCAGTTGAGAGCAATTATTCTTCCAACTGATCCAATGCCAATTATGAACCCACGCACCGAATCATACTTAAATGATGAGACGGATTACACAGTCACGTCATTAAACGCGACAACTGATCCCATTACTGGGTTACAAGTTACTAATCCAACATATTTGGTGGATGAAAACGGTAATAATGTTACAACTCAGCCACTTGGTCGGCCTGTTGGACTTGATCAAAATGCAATTATGCCATTACAGAACAATGTAACATATGGTGTTGCGCTACCTGTAGTGTCCATGATTGCTAATGGCACAATTATTACTGTGACTTGCTCATCAAACACAGGTCTTTCAACAAATAGTCAAATTGCAGTTGAGGGAACATTATATGGATTGGCTACAGACGGTTTTTATAGTGTGACCGTAAATACTGCGACTCAATTTACCTACACAGTTGCTCAAAACGTGACTTCTGGTAATATCTTAGGATCTACAACGCTGGTAAAAACTGCTATAGTTGGTGTGCCGTACAATTATTCGCAGATACCGCAGACAGGACCGCTGGTATGAGCAATGTTACTATTCCAAATCTGCCTTCAGTTGGCAGCCTCAGTGGATCGTCTCAACTTCAAGTAGTGCAAAGCGGTACGTCTTATCGCGTTACTGCGCAGCAAATTGCGAACCTCAATGCCAATGGTGGAACAGTAACGTCTATTACGGCTCAAAACCCGCTTTCTGGTGGAACTATTACGACAACGGGTACAATTGGCCTTAATAATAATGGTGTGACCAATGATTACCTTGCACAAATGGCAGGGGGCACATTAAAGGGCAACGCCACGGCGGGTAGCGCACAGCCACAAGATTTGACGGCAGCACAGGTTCGTACTTTGCTTGGGACGGGTACAATTACGTCTCTGACTGCTGGGACAGGGTTGACTACGTTAAGCACAAACCCACTCACAACATCTGGCACAATTTTAATTGACGTTACCGGGGTCACTTCTGGAACCTACGGCACTGCAACTGCGGTCCCGCAAATTACAATTAATGCCCAAGGTCAGATAACATCCGCTTCCCGCGTTAATATTTTAATTCCAACCAGCCAAATTACGGGCCTTGGAACGATGGCAACGCAGAATGCAAGTTCTGTTGCTATTACGGGCGGCACAATTAACCAAACTACAATTGGTGCAACAACTGCCGCTGCGGGTACATTTACCAATCTTACGGCCACTGGGACGGTGGCTATAGGCACCATTTCATCTGGTACATGGAATGGAACGCCTATTGCTGTTACTTATGGCGGC